TCCATTAATTTATTAAACTCACGGTTTCTTTTTTGAACGACTTTACCTATGCCTTCAGCTAAGAAAGCACCAACACCAGTACCAGCTCTCGATGCTGCTAAATCACCTGAACCTTTTGTCGCTGCTACTTGACCAGCGCCTTTTGCTAAAAATTGATCTGCCATATTATATTATTTATGATATTACGTTTCCGTTTTCATCTATTCTTTGCCCACTCGCATTTATTCTTTGTCCTGAAGAGTTATAATAAGCCGTGTTGTTGCCTTGTTGACTAGTTGTACCAGCTCCTGACTCATTTTTTATTCCTCCAGGTGTTACATTTGTACCATCACCAAATCCAGCGAACATCTTAGCTGCTCCAGTTATACCACCTGATATAGCGCCCCATTTAGCTTCTTGAGCTGACGCTACTTGACCTGCCGCTGCTGCTGTTCTTTGTTGTGCCATACCTAATAAAGTACCCGTTTGTTCTCTCTTCAAATCTCTAGATATTATTTCACCCTGTCTTTCTTGTAACTGTATTGACCCCGCCATTTGCCTTTCAGCTTGTTGATTTGCGCTCTCTTGTCTACCTATATCTACTGATTGTTGTTGTGATGCTATCTGACCTTGTTGAGCTAACGATTGCGCTAAATTAGCTATACCACTACCACCTGCGGCAGCACTAAGATTATTCATTATATTAGCTTGAGTTTGTTGAAATGATTGTCTTTGAAAATCTGCCTGTTGTTGATTAACAGTTAGATCTTCCATTGTATTTTCTAAATTAAGATATGGATTACTAGTGTCAAGATTAGCATATATATCTTCCATTTCTTTCATCTTAGCTTCTTCTTTTTTCATCTTCCTTCTAGCTCTTCTTTCTTCTTTCTTCGCTTTTATAGCGCCAAATATACTAGAACCTAAAGACATAGCTATACCTATAGGTGTACCAGCGGAACCTAAAAACGAAGACACACCGCCAAGTAGTCCAGACTCTGTAGTTTGTTCTTCAGTTTGTTTAAATGGTGATACTTTCTTAAAAGCTGATTTTCTTATTAGTGACATAATTTATTTATATTTATCATTATAATAGTTACATTTTTTAGTGATTATTTACTACTTTCACTTATCTCACAGCTAGTAGAAAACATTTCAGCTTTACCACCATCACCACAAACAAACTTAGCTTTAGCATAATAACCAAGTAACGAACTCTTATTAATATTGGTAGCGGGCCCTGCACCAGTTGATTTATCGTTTTTAGAGAAAAATATAAAATCTATAAGTGTAGGATCTTCTATGTTACCTGGTTTATCAAACGTTATACTAGTAGTCAACGTACCATCTGCTAAAGATGTAGTGTGATCTATTGATAGTATTGGCCCTAAATCCATAAAATCTTCTCCTGGATTATTTGTTTGAAAACCACCCGTGTTAACTATTACAGCATCGCCAGTAGGTTCGCCATTTTCATCAAGTATATCTTCACTATTCATGATAGCATAATATCCTAAATCTCCTATCTGTAAAGAAGGATATTGTGATCTTGGAAATTGTAATGTAAATGCTGGCATAATTTAAATTTTATATTGTTAATTTTAAGCACCATCAATAAATGCTGAATCTATATCTAAAGTCATAGTAACATCATCGGTTCCCCACTTTTTGACTAAAACATTTGCTGTAAGCGTTGCTGTATTACTAGCCATTCCACCAACTTTTATATTAGATATTTCTATATGAGTACCACCATTACCAGCTACTATAACGCCACCATGAGCGGGTACCGTGTCACCGTGGACAGAGTTTGTCCAGCTAGAACTAGATGAATCAGTGCTAGACCAAGTTGGTACGGTTTTACCGCTATCTGTCCAATTACCACTTGACGCCGTAAAAGAATAACTTATTTTAAAGTAATTTTTTCTATTAGTTATTGTTGCTGTACTACCTGAAGCGCCTCTAATATTACGTAATTCAGTTCCTTTGGCATTAGCCTTTCCAGCGAATATAATATCAGCTGGATTAGCTGCAGCATGTGTCGATGTACACTTCAGTGTTAATACTGGTCTTACGTTTTGCGTTATCGTGTATCTAGGTTCTATTGTTGGTATATTAGGCCCTAAAGTAGTTCCTTCACGCGGGTACAGATTAATGTAGTATTTTTCTTTTCTAACAAATGTAACCGGAGCTCCGGATGGAGCTGTAATGTTTTCACTTGTTGTAACTTGACTGTGGCTGCCGTGAATTGAAACAATTTTAATAATTTTTCCACCTTTTATTTGTCCCATATTAATTTTATCTCCAACAGCTAAATCTTCTTTACTAGCTATATTCATTGTTGTTGTATCACTCATACCGCTACTTAATGTTGTACTTAAAACAGTAGGTGCTGGAAACTTTTGAAGAAACGATGCGGATTGTATTCCAGGTCTATCGCCATTAAATGCGTAAGCAATACTTTTTAAAGTACCACTTGGTGTAATCGTTTCAAAATTGCTAACCTCGTCACTTATTATACTAGTACCATCGCTATCTTTAGTAATAGTTAATGAAAATGCTGCATCACTTATTCCATTTACTATAATTTCCCTAGTTTCTCCTAAATCTGATACTTCGTTGCTACCAAACGTTACACTTCTGATTTCCTTATTAATAGTAGGTATAACTTTAGCATTATATATTATATATACTATATTATTTGAACTTACGTTTAAACTGTCTTTATACATTATATCAAACGTATAACTAATTATATTTTTATTTGAATCTTTAGTTGTTTTAGTTTTTTTAAGTTTAATGCTAGCATCTATTCCACCATGTTTTAAATAAGGCTCACTTAAAAATTTATAATCAGTATTAGCAGAAACAACTAATTCCCCTACTTTAGTTAATTTATTTTTAGTAGAATTACCAGTTATTTTATTTGTTATAATATCATATCTACCATTAGTACCTATATCGCTAGTAGTTTCAGTAGTATAATTATCTGCGGCTGTAATTATAGCTGTACCATTACTACTTTTATTTCTATCATCAATAATTGTAGTACCAATAGATATGTTAGTAACTTCTGGTTTCCATTTTTTAGCACTACCTATTAATTTTAAAGAAATCTTAGTATTTTTATTAGCAACAAAAGTATCAGAGAAAACAGCTGTTACTAAAACCTTATTACCAATTGTACCAGCTGTAGTTGAATCAGAAAATGCAACAGAAGACAAAGCAGTAGGTATATTAGATATTGAAAAATCAGAAGCTGATACAACATATCCACCGTTAGGAGTAATACGCATAGTTCCGCTAGTTTTATTTAAATTATTTAAAAAACTAGAACTTCCTTTTTTATTACGTACTTTAAATTTTGTTGCAGTATAATTCTTAGCCATCTATTTATTATTAAATTAATTCTTGTAATGTTACTGGAGTGCTAATTATAGTTTGTGGATAAACGCTAGGATCATCTGTTATAGTAAATTGCACGAAAACCCACGGTGTTCCAGCACCTGCCGTATTAAATGACCACATATAATCACCTGGAACTAGCCATGCTTCCGCTGAACCGAAGCTTGAAATACCATTACTAAGTGTTTCATTTCCATCTAAATTACCACCACTTAAATTAATCTGTATGTTATTCTCTTGTAAATACATATTCATCGCGCCTAAAATTTGACCGTTTATAGTATCTATATCTACATTGAAATAGTTTTGGAACTCGCCAGTGGCAACACCATTATCATCCGTTTGAGGGTATGCTTCTTGAAAGTTTATAGTAAATTTCACTTGCGCAAAATCGGGATCTTCTTCCTCTGTGGCAGGGAAATTAGATATATTGTCTAGATTCGCTAGTGGTATACCATCAATTTGTAATGCATCATCACCCACTCCAAGTTGATTTGGGCCATTAGGTGGATCAATTAAATCACTAAAAGTGAAGTAAGTTTGAGGTCCCGATGGGAATGATGGTGCTAAAATAGATGGAAGTCCATCATCATCCAAGTATACAGGTACAGGCCAGTTAGATATACTTCCATCAGGATTTTCTACGTCATAAGAATTAGCCGCATCATAAATCCAAAGTTTATATTCTACTCCATCAATCCCCAAGCCATAAGGATCTAGACTAAGTCCAGTTGGAAACTGTATATGAGCAGCGAAATCCCATTCGCCATAGCTCCAATCAAAATCATCTGGAACTTGCATTTCTCCTGTAGAAAGCAATTGATCCGTCCACCAAAAATTATTAACTTGATTAATTTCTGTATCGTCCCAAGTGTTTGCGCTATAATTTATACCATTAGGAAAAGGAGTAGGCATATTAATACCGTTTGCATACCTAGCATGCAATCTAAATACGTAATTACCACTACCACCAGAAACTTTAAATAGAAAAGTACCTTTATTTTCGCCGTCTTCGTTATTATACGCAGTCATAAACCCAACTTCATTAATAGTTGGAAGACTGTCTTCAGATTCTGTTTCCTCGATTTCTATTTCAGTGTCAACATCTTCTTGTGTCTCCTCTGTATTAGGGTCGTTACCAACAACAACACCCTCACTACCTTCTTCAGAGCCACCGCCAGTAACAACCTCACCACCACTCTCAGTACTACCAAGATCAGGTTCGCCACCTATACTAATAGTACCTGTTTGAATATTAGATACTGAAGTTGTGGAATCATCAGTTGTTGCACCTATTTGTATAGGATAACCTATTCCTAGTACAGAGATATCACTAGTATCCATGTTATCATAAGTTGTTTCTTCTCCTACTATATAGTTGAAAAACTTGCTTTCTTTTTTAATAAACTCAGGCACACTACCAGATTGTAAGTCTGTAATAATACTTGACACATACCATCCAGAACTACTTTGTAAGTTGTAATAATTATTATCTTGTAAGCTAACATTTACTCTTGCTCTAGAACCTTCGTAATTAATAGTTTTAAAAGATTTGACTGTAGAAGGTAAATCATTGAATAATATGTCTATTGTAGAGGCATTACCAGATCCATAAAAGTTATTTCTACCAACATCTTTGTCATGATGTTTCCATATTTTATGAGTGTTGCTGTGCTTATTTGTTGGAGCGGTAATATACTTACCGGTTACAGAGACACCACATGAATGCATGAATGACTTAAAACTAACCCAACCCTTAGAACCTTCATTAAACGTCACGGTTATTGGTTGAGCAGCGACATTACACCCAGCTGGGGTACACACCATCTCAGTTTCGTTTATTTCATTTGTTCCAAGCTTAAGATTATATTCTCCACTTACAACATCAAATGTACCAACTAGATTATCACATTTAGGCATAAACTCTCTAAAGTAAGTTTTCATACCTACATTAGATATAGGCGTTAACCCGTCTCGCGATAATCTTAATACAGCGCCTCTTTGCTTATCAGCAAAATATATTCTATACTGATCCCAAGCTAGTGACTCTGGGTTTTTAGATATACCATAATCACCAACAAATGGTATAGTTTGACCTAATACATTATCAGTAGCTGTTAATTGCATATTACCATCAGCATTGTAAACGGCATCTTTATTAGCTAAAACCTTTAGTATCTTATCTTCTGCTAATACAACAACATCAGTATCTCTAGTTTTTAAAGCTTGTATAGAACCATATATTGGATTTAAATTTTTAGTTATTTTTTGAGCCATGCTAAACTCATTTAAACCATTTATACTAGATGTTGCATTATATAATTCTGAAGAATGTATTAGTCCACTACCCATACGCTCTTCGCCGTATTCTAAAAATGTAGAAGAAGCTTTAACTCCATTATTTATTTGAGGAGCGTTAAAATCATCTCTTATTCTATCTGACTCAACGCCGTTACCAAATGAATAACAATTAAACCAAGGTAGATCAACTGGATATCTCCAAACATCTCTATCTATTTGGTACCACCCTGTAACACTAATAAAAGTAAAATCGTTAGGTAAAGCAGTTGACACAAGAGGTTTACTTAAATGTATTTTATGAGGTGGCTCGTAAATTCCAAAATTCGCTATATCAACTTCTTTAACAAATGTACCTTTTTCTACACCATTACCTATCACTTCCATTCCAACCTGTATATTATTTCCTCCTATAGCAAAAAAATCATCAAGTTGATTACTTGGGAAATTTATTATAGGATGATTTGGATTAGTAATTGTATCTATTGAAGTAGCATCAGTAAGGGTATATCTATCCGTAGGTGTGTAAGTATCGAAACTATTTAACGCCGTGTAGTCTTGTGAGGTTAAATCCCAAGCATATGTGCTAGTAGAATCAATAGGTAATACGTGATCTAATATTTTAGATCTAGTAATAGTACCATCCGTATGTGTAAAAGAAATTATATCACCTGTTGCTATACCCCACATAGACCATGGTGAATCCGTATCATATCCAATTGGTGTAGCAAGATATTGAAAATCATAATTTAAAGTACCACCTTTAATATTTATAACATCGTCACTAATAGTTCTATATACATACGTGTTTCCTCCATCACCACCAAAAGCACTAACAGTAGAATAATTATTTATTTTATAATAACCATTTAAATTCACAGGCTCTATAATAGCATTACCGTTTATATCGGTACTTGAAAGTGTCCTAGACTGTATATTAATTGTACTAGCTTCTGCTCTATCACTACTTGGATCAACGTATAATTTAATATTATTTTGTTTTAATTTCATAGGTATAGCATTACTAGCCTCGTAGTATATATCTACATCTATATCTTCTTTAGGTTCCGTTTCCCAACAAGCACCCTCTGTTATAACTTCATCTGAAGCTAATTCACCTTCATTAGCTTTTAATAAAAATTCTATAGAAAAACTACCTAAACCATTATGTTTTACCGCACCTCTTGGATCCCATGAATCTGTTTTTATACCACTTCCAGGTATTTGAACATTATCTTCTACCCTTGCAAATTGAACTATTATAGAGTGCCTGTTTCTAACTAAATTACTAGTATCATTATCAGGGAAGTTTATACTATCTATAGATATAGGACCTTTCATATTAGCGTACTCTGTATAATCAATCCCTTGCGGAAATCCATCACCATCGTCATCTTGAATACCAGTTTGTTGGTAGTTAGGTGTTGGCTCATCAATTTCTGTTACTTTATAAACAGTTTGATATGGATCTTCCACAAATCTAAAAAAAGTACCCGGTGTTTGCATTTTAGCTTTAAACAAACCCTCTGGACCAAAACCAAAAGCACCTGGTTCTATATTAATCATAGAAAAACACATTTGCCCTAATTCACCGTCAATTGCTTTACCTTGTGATAATCCTGGTGGATTATAATTTAATGTTGACTTAAAATTTTCTGGATAATAATCTCCATCAATAACAGCATTACCGTCCCTGTATCCTGGCCAAAAGCCACTATCGTTACCATATATACCAGTACCATTTAAAGATGCGTCATAAACCCCATTACTATTAAGATAAGTATCGCCAAAATTAACGAGAGATGGATTACCAACATAATTACTTATTATATCACAATCAAAATGACTTAGAGCAGTAGGGTAATACCTTGGTTGATACTCAGAAAATCCTCCCTCCATCGAGGTATATTCTGCATATACTTTACCCCACCAATGAAATGCGGCAAACGCAGGTGCTGAATCTAAAAATATACTTGCTGTTCTTGCTGGACTATCTCCTTCACCTTGTTCTAACCACCAGTACCAAAAGTTTTCTGTGTCTACAGGACCACCAGGTCCAAACCATGGAACACCATCTGATGTAAAGTTAGCAGACTCGTTCATAGCAACGTCCCCCCAATATCCATCCATTGACCAAGGATTTGTTTGTGTTGACCCCCAAAGAGGGTAATTGTAAAATGTACTTGGTTGATTATTACCTGGATTCCACGGAAGTGGTATAGGAGGTGTTACGTATCCAATTAAAGAATCCGAAAAACCATTTGTCTCCATATAACTCTCCCAGTTATCACCACCAAAACCACCACCAACACCTGGATTAGTTGTTCTATTATCTATATAAGCTATTTCATAAACGGCGACGCCAGCATCCACATCAACAACATAATCAACACCATTGGCTCCAGCTTGGTTTAAAACTTGCTCGGTTAGTATGTCATCTTTTTCTATTTTTACAAAAAATCTACCGTCAAATTGAGGTCTATTTTCTACAACCTCATCTCTAAACTCCATGTAATATTTTATATAACTATTGCTACCTGGATTATCATCCCAAGGGCCATCGTCAACTGATGTTTGAGAGATTATTTCACCAGGTGGTAACATAGCAGAGATTTTGGTGTACATGTTAACTTCTCCTGATTCAAATGGGTAGGGTAAGTCGCAACCACTCCTAGCTCCTGCTTGCCACGCTCTTTTTATTCTACTAACATCTCTCCACGGACTAAACGCCTCTACACTGTAATATTCGTTGACACCTACTATTCTTACTTTTTTGTTACCCTTAAAATTGTTGTTATCTATATCTACGTCGTCCCAAAGAGTTTTAGTAGTCCTTATTTTTATTTTACCAATTAAATTACTTGGAATACCATCCGTTATCTCACCAGTACTTTCATTTGGCTCAAGATCTGTTCCATTTTCCCCAACACCATAAACACCAAATTGATCTATTTCTACTCTTTCAAATTTATTGTATCTAGTTTTAACATGATCAGGTGCTTCACTAGCTATTGCTAAAACTTTATATCTAGCCTCAACTTCTACTGGTTTTTGAGAACCATGTTGGTTTTTAAGTATAAGATAAGTTTCTTCGTCAATTTTATTTCTGTCAACAGATGGAAATGCTAACCATATATTACCATCACCAGCATCATACCATCTATCTAATACTAAGCTATAATATTCATTAGACGTTTCTTTAACATAATACTTAACGTATTCTGCCCAATAAAGTATATTACCAGGCGAAAACCCCCAATCTTGCTGTAATTGGAATTTATTTTTTAAATGAGCTAATGATTTGTCAACAGTTATATCCCCAGTTATAACTTCATTATTACCACTTTCATAACCATCTACTAATACAGATGTCTCTCTTCCGTATTTATCTCCAAGTACAATTCCCCATTTATATTTTCTTATTGATTTTACAGATTTTCTTGGAAAAGGAAAAGTAACTGGTGATGATATTATATTTTGAATTAAGCCAACATCTTTACTTATATCATAACCTTGTTTATAATTTCCATAAACTAATCTATTAGCTGTTATTTCTTGAGTCACCGCGGTCTTAGGCACGTTATCCCATGCTCTAAACAATTGATTTGAAGATAACACCTTGTGTATCATCTCAGATGTTACTATAACTTTTCCAGTTGTTTCTAATTCCTCCGCATCAAAATCTTTCCATTCTCTACTTCTACCTCTTGATATACTTTTTATAATATAGACATTTTGATCATCTGTGGTTTTCCAAAGTAAATCTATTGATCTAACATCATTTGGTCTTATAGAATCGTCTGGTATAAAATCTTTAATAGCTAAGTATCTAAGTTGGTTTTCCATACCATTATTAAAGCCTTGACTTGGAGTATAAGAGAATTCTCCAGGTAAAAACGCTAATTCAGACCAAGGTGAAAAAGAAGAATATTCACCATCTTCATATTTATATCTATAACCAACTCTACCAAATTTAGTTTCAAACAAAGCTTTTTGCTGCTGTAACTCCACGTTCCATTCTTGTGGGTTATAAATTGATAATTCTGGGTCAACATACAGAATTTCAAAATGTACATATCCTTCAACAGCGTCATCTGTAATTATCTTTACTCTAGCTGTTATTATTACCGGATCTAAAGTATTATTAGCACTAGTAAATATTAAAATATCTCCTACTCTAATATCTGGATTTATATCAAAATCTATTATTCTTGTGTCCCCTGCTTGAGGAACGGCTGGTGTATAATTTTCACCATCAATAAAGTTGTTTACAATACTAAAGCTAATATCACCTAATCTATCCGTATCCCGCATTTCTAAAGTTGGCGCAGAAATTGGTGCTCGTCTTATTACTGTAACGTGTTCTCTCTTTATATCTGAAGTTTTTAAACTCCACTCCATGTCCATGACTTCTACTAAATCGGGTTCATTTTCTTCATTATCGTAAACGGTAAGTTTAGTATGCTTTGGAACTGGCTCTATATTACTAACTGGTTCTGTACCTTCTTTAGATCTTTCAATATTAATTTTTTTAGGTTCAGTAAAACCATCTGTCCAGAATAATAATTTATCAATAATATTTATACTAGATATTAATCTAAAGGGATTAAACTGTAATACTCTTTCTCTGTATTCGAATACAAAAGCGCTTTTCCAAGTTACCGTTGGATTAGTCATACTTGCTAAGCCATTTATATTAACTTGCTGTGGTGTGGCAAAAGATAGTACATTTCCTTGTATATTAACTATTTCCACCCCTACGCCATCACTTGAGTCTACACCATTTTCAAAAAATAAATCCTGATTGCCGTCATTAAAAAATCTAACAATCATTCCTACTCTATAATGAGAACCATTTGTAACTGTAATTTGATTAACTCCAGATCCGGGACCTACTATTGATGGTAGTGCTACCCCCATAACATCTATCCATCTACCCGTTACAGCAAACTTATCAACAAATATATGCTCACCTTCTTCTATTTTAGCATCAACTTCTATTATACTATCTATCCAATGTTTTTTAGTATCACCAGAATATATAGATTGAGCATAAGCGTCCCAGTAGTTATCATTAGAGTCAAAATTACCAGGACCATTCATTCCTGGTAACACTTCTTGGTAATCAGTTATCCACTGAGCGTTAGGAAAATCATCTTCGTCTATTTGATCACTAGATATTAAATTAAGAGCAGTTATTGGGTTTATGATCTCAGTCAACCAACCTTTATCAGATTCTGGAGTAGGAGCCGCAGCAAAGAAATATGCTTTATCAGTTTTCTCATCAGCAACACTACCCACGAATCTAGTGGTATTCCAATCTTCAGTATATTCATAACCTTTAGTTAAATATGCTTCTGCTATATTTGTATTACCTTGAATATTTTGAGCTGTACCGGCTTCACCTATACCAGAGCCCGCACCATCAGTAGTCCTAACTTGGATATTCAAAGCGTCTCTATATTCGCCGTTTTGAACAAGTCTCTCATCGAGATCTTTGTTCATTTTCCCGGATGTAAAATTGTGTTTAATCTCAGGCATACTTTATTATTTTATTTGCTTACTCATACCTTTAAGTACTTGAGTGAACTCTTCTATTTTAATATTTGATAATCTTATTTTTGCTTTTCTAGTTTCAGCAAATCTTTCTTTTTTATATCTTTGGACTAAATACTCTGGCACATTAGATCGAGTGGATAACATGCCATACGCTATATGTTTATAACAAGCTTCTTCACAAAACTTATGCACAATCATTTCACTATCCGTTCCTAACCCATCACTTACGTAATGTAATGTTACTGTTTCCCCAGCTAATGTAGAGCCAAACTTAATTAAACCCCTTAAGTTATCTATAAAGAAACTACCGTTTATTTGAGCGTGTTGAGGATCTAATCCATATCTTCTACCTTCTACAGATATATCTATATCAGAAGAATAATTAATATCATATAAATGGTAATTAGTAGGCGTTGCATCATCAAAATTATCAGATGTATTACTTGGTGTTTGTTCCGTTAAAGTATCTGTAATTTCGTCGTCATCTGTATCTGTATATTGATAAACACCATCCACTTGCGTTATAGCAAAAGGATCAGATGTTTTATTAGCTGGATATAATCTTCTTTCTATACCATCAGTACCTACTCTAACTAACTTAATATAATTAACGTAATCTTGTGGGAGTATCATTGATAAAGTATTTGGTACTTCTATTTCCTGGGATTTAAAAGATTTAAGAACATCATAAGATAATTCTTGTATAGCTCTCATAGCGTGAAATTGAATATCAGTTCTATTAGCTTTAGATATTATCTTTCCTTCACCTACGTAAATATACATAAATGCATTTATTATATTTTCTAATGTAGTAAACTGATAATTACCATAATTACCGCTATTACTTGATGCGTAATACTGAGCTTGAGTTGTTCCGTCTAGTAATCCCATAATTAACTATTTTGTTCTCGTTGATTCATTTCTATACCTGCCGCGGCGCTTTGTTGCACTTCAGGTTGTTTTATTGTTAACCCAGCTAGCATTAGTATTTTATATACTAAGTTCTCTTCTTCTGAAAAATGTAATTCAAAATGTTGCAAACCAGGAGATGAAGCATTGAATAATGCTTGTTGTTGGATAATAGTATATGTCCATTTTGGTTGAGAGGGTTTTTTATAATAACTAACTTCAAATCGCTCTGTATCATTAGGTTCAGTATTTGACGCAGTAATAGTATTCCAATTGTAATCAGATTCTGTAGATTGTGGATGTATAGATATTATACCAGAATCCTCTCTAACAAAAACAGATCTTGTTTTATTAGCTTTTAATAACGGATGATTTTGAGTATATGCTACTTCATTCTTATTTACTTGCGTAACCTTATTACCATTTCTTGTTATACTAATTATTTTGTATACATTAGAATTTCCATCAATAGTAGGTAAAGATAAATAATTATTTGTTGTGTCCCAGTTAACAAATGCGTCTACATGAAAAGCGTGTAGTTTTTCCTCTGTCATTTCCAATTCATCCGCGTAGTCCATTTGATTTTTTGGTTTTACTTCAGACATTTTTATTTTATGAAAATAATTTTCAAATATCTCAAGTTGAGCTTTATCAGCGAATAAGTTAAACTCTTGAGGTGTTACATAACCTCTTTGTTCCTTATTTGCTAAAGCTAAAACCTTTTGATATACACTATTTATATTTACCATTTCTTTATAATATATTTTACTATATTATAGTTACATAATAAAGTGAAAGGTTAGCACTTAAATAAAAATAGCCACCCGTTAAGGTGGCTATAGTTTTGTTAATTCGAATTAACTAGTAATTTATTTTTAATTCATTCTTTTTTCTATATTTGAATATACTTCCATACCTTCATCAGTTTTAAACCAATGAGCTAATGCTGTATATGGGTGTTCGTCAAAAGGAACTGTCATTACTTTTCTATCAGTAGATCCCCACATAAAATACCTTTGGTCTTGTGACAATTTTAATATATTAGCCTCAACAGCTTTAATACCAAAGTTTCTAAGTTGAACGTTACTATCATTAGCTAGTTCTAATAACAATCTAGGGTTATTTCTAGCAAATAATAGTAGATCTCTTTTAAGTTCTTTAGAGCTCATCTCTGATACTCTAGAACCCATTTCAACTCTCATTATCGCTTCAGCCATATCAATATCCATTTGTCTAGCTGTTATGAGTGCGTCTGTCTGCATCTCAAGTATTTCTAAATGGTTTTCAGCTATAACCTTTGGTTTATGCTCATGATAGATTTTGTCTTTTAATGGATGGTATAAAGACATTAGCTTTTGAAGTATTGTTTTATTTTTAGGGACATGAAGAACTCCATTTTTAAAAACTATATGTGCTAATCTTTGATCACCTTTCATTTCGTCAACAAAGCATGTTCTTTGATTTTCACAGTATTTTAGTTCTCTTTCGTAACCCTTTTCTTCGTCAAACCAATATATATTAGCTGATTTTATACTTCTTGTTAGTGGTCTTGTTCTTCCTTTTAAAAAGTAAGTTCTATCTTTTATTTCCCACTTTTCTTCTTTTGGTTCGGATTTAACTTCTTTTTTTATCTTAGGAGTTTCAATCGCAGGTTCTTCCATAATAACCGTTTCTTCAACTACAGGTTCCTCAACCTTAGTTGTTACTTTTTTCTTTGCCATAATATAATATATAATATAATTAATAAAAATATAAGGGCGATACTAGACCGCCCTTATAAATAAATAGTTTACTGCATTAACATAAAGTTATTTGCACCTTGTGTAATTAAACATCTTTCTGATAAGAAGTGTAATTGCATAGCATCAAGCGCAGATGTAGCAGCACCAACAGAACCAGTAGTCCAAGTTTTCATTTTTCTATTGTCTGTTTGAGAAGCTCTATATCTAACGTGTAAGAATGGTCTTTTTATATTCTTACCTACAGCTTGGTCGTATACAGTAGATACACCAGCAGGAATCATAACACCTCTAATTGCGTTTGCTCCAGCCGCATCGTTAATACCACCTCTTGTAGCTTTATCATTTAAGTATCTAAAATCAGATTTGTAGAAGTCATAAGAACCTCTTCTAAATCCTGAGAAACCTAAATTTAATGCCATATCTTCTGAGTTGTCGAATACTCCATAAGAAGTACCTCCAGCTCCATAAGAATTCATAGAAGCTAACATGTCATCGATTGCTAGACTAGTTGATCTGTTAACAAACATCATGTATTCTTCAATAGCACCTTGTTTGTCAAATTCAGCTAATATAGCATCGAATTCAGCTAAGTCAGTAGCAGCGTTAACACCAGTTACACCTGAAGTAACATTACCTCTAGTTGTAATAGCATCAAATAAACCTTGAGTTCCGTGAAGAGCTCCAGAGAAAGTAGCTGATTCACCTTCTAAGTAATCATCAACTAAATCATCTGCAGCGACAGCAGCACCAGACATAACGTCTGAAGCGTCACCACCCATAGTTGCTTCTAACATTGCCATTTCTAAGTAATCAGTAAATCTAGCTCTTGTGTCAGATTCAGCTTTTAAATACCAAAGGAAACCGTTTTGTCCAGCTTCAGTAGAAACTTCAACCCAACCAATTTTAGAAGTGTCAGATCCTGATACTTCGTAGTAATCTTTTAATATGATTGGTTTGTTAGAGAATGACTTAAAGTCAGGCTCATTAGCTTGTCTTGTTGAATTTCCTTGATAGTTATCACCTTTTCTGTATTCAGAACCGTAAACTAATACAGTAACAGAATTAGTTCCTTGATCATCAGTAAAACCAGCAGCGTTTAAAGTAGCAGCACCATATGGAGCTACTTCAATAACGTAACTTGATCCAACGTTAGTTTTAGTAACGATACATTTTGCTACAGCTTCTGAAGAAGCAACGATAACTAAATCGTTAATTCTAATACCGTGATTATTACCTGATAATCCTACACCATCAATATCTTTAGCTAATGTAATTTGTCCACCAGCTACAGTACCAGCATCACCATCAGTGATTTCCCCAGTATATGATAAATGTAATCTACCTTGTTCAGACCATACAACTTGATCAGCTTGCATAGCCTCTTCTGCTCCAACTTTAGATAAGAAACCAGAAATAGTTCTCGGTCCGAAAACCTCTGCTTCTTTCTCCATTAGATCAGGAATGTATTGTTGACTCCAGCCAGCATTTGTACTGTTGGCTAAGTCTAAATAGTTTGATTGTAAAGTTGCCTTAGTAGGTGCCGGAACACTGTTCAGCAAACTTCCACCTGTAATTGCCATAATTATAAATTTTTAAAGTTAATTTTTCTTTTTAATTTTAAAGGATCTGTTTTTGATATCAGAAGAAGATTCACCTATAGCCCTAACTTTAATACCATCAACGTTTACTTCGCCGTGTGTTTTTCTAGGATCTAAGTTAATATTTTTATCTTTAGCAACTTGATTTTTTATCGCATCAGCTTTACCTTGCTCGTAAAAATGTTGAGCAATTTTATCAGCATTCATAGCTGTAAATAAAGATCTATGATACCCAGCGGCATCTTCCAAAGTCGATTTATCTTCACCAACAAACTTGTTGACAAGATTATTAATATCACTTTGAGTTGTCTTTACTTTATCAGCATCTTTTACGTTAAACCTATACTTCTTGTCTCCAACATTATATTCAAAACCTTTGAAATCTTTATTGAATAGACTATTAGTTTTATTTAAAAACGATCTTTTACTTGCTTCAGTTAATTTCTTCTGTTCTTCAGATTCTTGATTGTGTCTATTAAAGAAGTCAATAGCTTTCTGTTGTTCATCGGTCAACTTTGACCCAGCTTTGATTTCTTCATAGTACTTAGACTTTTGCCCGTCTAAAAAGGCTCTAGCCTCGGCAACTTGCTCTTTAAGGGCTATCTTTTTCATTCGTGATGTCCTCTCATCGTCTACCTCTTCATTAATCCCAAAAGAATCTTCTAATAAATAAGATCTTTCTTCTGAAGTTAAATGAGATTTTGTTTCACGATAGTATTCGTCTAATACATCAGAGTCGTCCATTTTTTCAACATCTCTGTTTAAATTGACATAGTCATTTATATCACCACCTGTTTCATCTATAAAATTTACAAGTTTCTGTATATTCTCAGGAAGTGGTTCACCAGTTTTTTCTGCCTCAGTTATAACTTCTTCAACAACTTCTTGAACCTGCCCTGTGACTTCTTCTGTAATTTCTTCCATTACTGGAGTTTCTTCAGAAGTAATCTTTGCGGGTTCTTCAACCCTTGACTCTTCAACTATATTTACTTTTGTTATATCTTCCTCTTTATTTTGCTTAAGAGGTTTGTCTAAATCTACTTTTATAACGCTATCATCTCCAGCGCTTTCAAATTTAGACTCGTCTATTGTTTCTTCGACAACCTCTTCTACAGGTTGTTCTATATTATCCTCTGTTGTTTGTTCTACAGAGTCAGTTGTTTCTTCAACAACTTCTTCATTTTGTTCTATCATAATAAAATTTTATAAAATATTAAACTTGGAATCTTTCCATATTGGCTCCCCCTGTAAGTATATCATTACCTGAGGATTCGAAATTATTAAGTGAATCACCCTCTTTTCTTCTATCTATCATATCTTTTTGATGTTCAGCTTGTCTTTCAATTCTTTGATCTTTTCTATTTTCCCTACCACTCTCTACTTGACTGTTGCTAAATTGCTTCATTTGTTCTAACTTTGAATTTAATTCAAACTCAAACTGCATAAGTTCTTTTTTAGAAGCAACTTCTTGTTGTAAGTATTGTATTTTCATTTCGTTTCTAGCTTGCTCCATTTGAGCATCCATTTGCATTTTTTGTTGGTTCTTTTGCATTTCAGCTTGAGCGGCTGCTTGTTGGGCTTGTTGATTTGCTTGAGATTGAGCTTGTATATTTTGTTGTTGCATCTGTTGATCTCTCTCTTGCTTCTTTTTTCTTTTAACTTTAAGAAGCTGATTAGCTAATTTTAAATTTCTAACATTACGCAAATCAATAGCATCATCTAAATCTATTGATTGCTGCTGTAAGGCAGCTTGTATATTATTTTCTAATATAGCTTTCTCTTCTTCATCTGGTAATAATTCTATAAATATACCAAAGTCATAAAGATGTAAATTTTTCATTTCATGCAGCGTAGCAACGTTGTGAGCACCTAGTGCTCTTACAAAAGCATCTTTCGTAGGAGAGTATTCTATAATATCGGATATTCTAAGAGATAAACACTCGGCTAATTCAGCCGTTATATACAACATAGATTGTAATATATGTCTTGTTGCTGTATTAGAATTAGCAGCTGCTATTTTTTGAACACCAACTAAAGCGTTTCTATCTGGAGTACTAGCGTCTCTAGCTTCATTAAGCCCTGTAGTATCTCTTATCATCTGTAAATAATAATTATAAGTAGTTATTAAACTTTGTAACTTACCGCTATTTACCCCATTACTTATTTGTTGTATTGGTACTTTACCTGGGTTCATGTCACCCTCAGATGTAAAACTTCTACCAACTATACTACCTGTTTGGAAAAACATGTTTAAAGCTTCTTGTGGATTGTAATTTGTACCATTACCTAAATCAACTTCAGCTAAACCATCCACATCAAGGTAAACACCATCGGGTACCATTCTTGCCATAACTTGTTGTAGCTTTAAATGAGTAAGTTGAATCATATCAGCAAAACTAGTTATTCTACCAACTAAAGATTCTATTCTACCTTCGTACATTCTAGGTGCCACAACTTGGTAGTTCATTTTTACTTTATTAAAATCGGAATCTGATCGCATCATATTAGGGCACATTCTCCATCTTAGCATCTTGTCTGCTCCAATTACATAAACACCTTCATATAAAGCTTCAACAACTCTTTCTAATTTTTGAAATTTACCATCTTTATCTTTTGGTGGATTAAATGTATCATCTTTTTTTATAATTTTATCACCGCCAGATCCAGTAGTCTTTAGTTTATACACATTATTCATGTGCGTTTTATAATTAAAATATATTACTTGTACTTTGTTTTTATCATCATTACGATTATAACTATAAGGATAGTATCTTTTGTCAATTAAATCTTTTATATCTCCTTCCGTTAACTCAGGAAATTCTTTTACTAATTCATTTATTGGTAATTCTTTCACCTCACCAATATAATATATATCTTCAAAGTACGGAGATTCAGTGTATGAGTATATTAAACTCGCTGGATCTACGTATTTAGCCTCAGCACCACTACTAAAATCAAAAGTAGTTTTTGTTGCCGCAACACCTAATACGGTTAAGTCATATAAACATCTTCTTCGTATTAAGTCATAATCGCTGTTTTCCATTAAAGTATTAATAGCTTGCTCTTCTGCTAGTTCAACAGCTTGTTTATAATTAAGTTGCATGTGAAGTGCTAATTCTTCTTCAGTATCTGGTAATGTTTCTGGATCATTTTCTGTTAATTCTACTTCAAATTGTTCTCTAGCTATTTTATCAAATTCTTTAGCCCGCATGTCGCGTAACATGGATTCCATGTACTCAGTTCTTTTACTAACACCAAATTGATCTTGAGAAAAACAATTTATTTCATACGATCTTTGTGCCATACCGTTTACCACAATATCGACAAACTTAGGAATAATTGGAACAGGTTTCCAGTCTAAGTTAAGATATGATAAATCACCGTTTATAGATAATTCATTTTTATATTTTTGTACAGATTGTTCACCTCTAGCATATAAACGCAGTGTATGGAAATTATTTTTATGACTATTATATTTAGACGTCGTGCCTGAAAACCATTCGTGTCTTATTGCCTTTGCTACTTTTAAACCGTATTCCTCACTTAGTTTCTCTAAATCGCTAACTGCCTGTGATGGAAAATGCATGGAGTGTTCTAATCTCATATTTTACTTTTAATTATCTGTGATGAAAATCCTTTGTTATTATATTTTGCTATATTTAAGTTTAATGATCTTTTTTCTCTTTTTGGATTTGGTCTATATAAATGTCTATTGCAAGCCATTATTGCCAAACCAGAACTAATAGAAGCGTCATGTTTTGTTCTTTTATTTATATCAAACTTAGACCAATCGTTTAGTGTTTCGTTAAAATACACAGCGCCATAAGTGCCATCTTCTAGTAAACCAACGTGATCATTAATATACATTTCTATAGCGGCAGCATGAGCCTGTTTTATATCTTCACTAGAGTTTGGTATTCCACCAACTTCCTTTTCTGCTACGGATAGTTTGTTCCAAATCTTATCTGGTCTATTCATGCTAAACCCTCTATAACCTCTTCTTCGTAAATAGTACAATAATCTTGGTTTATTATTTTCCGCAAGTATCGGCATACCATAAAATACTAATGCCATTAAAACATCTTCAAAAAATATTTCAGCTGTTTGTGGTCTTGCTATGTATTCTAAAAAAAAAGTATTAGCCGGAGAATCTTCCATTGAGTATTTCGTTAACCCATGTAAAGCTCCTTTAGATCCTTTACTATCTACTGTTCCAGATATATCATATGAGTCACAACCAAACGCCCCCATGTGCTCATTACCCGGATATTTTACGCCATGTTTTAATATAACGTTATTTTGTAATCTTTTATTTGGTACCCAACTTACTTTAAATCTTCCTTTTGGGTCTGGATTAAAAGTTACTTGAGTATCTTTAACACCGTTTTGCCATTGAAAATTACCAGTTGTTAATACAGACGAATTTCTATTTCCTTCGTTATAATCTATTTGCTCATATATTTTGACCAAGTTAAATAAGCTATTACCAGTCTCATCTCTAAATGCGTGCTCTTCTGTTCTTGGAAATTGGCGATAAAATTCATTCAAGGCATCTTGATCATCTTTCAAGCCTTCAGCTTCATTTTCCCAGTGGTCTATAACGCCATAATCTATCTCTAATCCTTGTGGATCAAATGCGGACTCTCTAGGAGTGCTGAATACAGGTTGTCCGTATTCATCAATGAAGCCTTCGTAATTCCATTCCATAGGAATAAACAAAGAATATAATCCTGACTTAGTCTGTCCATTTCTGTTTCGTTTTGTAACATCTGAATTATTATATAAGTTTTTAAAATTATCTCCCCCTTTATCTAAAGCGTTACTAGTACTACCCATCATACACTTACCAACTACCCTACTACCTAGTCTTAAACAAGTCTTTGTAACTCTCCAGTTATTTTTTATATTATCAGGTCTCTCCCATTTACCACTCTCATCATGTACTAATAAAGAAAGTTTCTCACCATCATAACTATTATCACCTGTATTTTTCCAGTCAATAGTTGTATCAAGTCCTTCCATATCATCTTGCTCCTCTCGTTCCCTCATTTTTTTACGAGTAAACTTCTTTGCAGGGACTCTATAAGCGAGTTCGGACTTTGGCCGGTCCATACCGTCCTGTATTGGTTTGAAGAAGAATGGGTAATTTAAACTAATTGGTACTACCTTATCAGTAAACATTTTCTTTGCATCGGCACCAGTTTTAGAAAGTATCCCAAATCTACTATCACTAGCTAATGTAGCTAAATTAACAGTTTCAGCTGAACTCATAAATGAAAAACCAGAACGTCTATTTTTTAAGTAGCA